AGTCATCCGCAAATGTCCCGCTTGTATGGTCCTGAAGGCAGCGGTAAATCTTCTGGTTTGCGGAATCCTTGACCACTTGCCATTGCAGGTAGTTCGTTGACGTTGCCCAGTCCGGAGCCGCCATCATTGTTGCGGACAAATCAATGTCGTTGGTCAAATAGACATCCGTATTCAGATTGTTCCGCAGGTTGGATAATTCCGCTGCTGTTGAAATTGCCAAAGCGCTCATTGGGATTTCCTGAATTTCATAAGACATCATTTATACCTTTATCACTTTTACTTTTCTATTGCTTGAGCTGAACGGCAAGCCAAGCACAGCAAGTTCTTTCGTGCTGTCCGGATAAACCTTTTTTGCACCATGGTAATATCCACTGCCCGGACACTGGATAACCAGCGGCCAGCCGTCGTCCGGCCGCGGGCCGACAAGGGTCTCGTCCGGCACTTGTATCCAGTATTTTAGATTAGTCGTCTGACCTGTAATGCGCCCTGTGTATGGATAATAGCAGGCGTAATGCTGATTGTTGCTTATTTCAGACATTGCAATGCTTTCTTTCTTGTTTTATTTTTTCTTATTTGTCTTATACCCATACCGCCTCCACGTGTCCTGTGATGGGAGAGTGCCGCAGTGAGGCCGTCGTCTCCGCGCCCGCATAAATCAATGGCATATCCAAAAACCATTTTAACTCTCCATCAATCTCGTCCCATCGCTGCACAATCTTGACGATACTGTCTTCAGCGTACCATGGTATCCAGTTTCGGATGTCCCGCGCTGCCGTATCGCAGCCCTCATATCCGAGAGCGCGGTCAATCTCCAAATCCTCTCCATCCGGTATCCACTCCTCCTCCACCAATGTAATCCGCTGGACGAGATAATAATTTTTTGAGGTGTTGTATTCCGGAACCTGTGTAATCACCGCATAGCAGTAAGAGATTTCTCCTCCCGTTGCAGCGGCTTCTTTCTGCGGCTGACGCCGCTGATACACTCCATAGCCGGTATGGATGGATGCAACAGTTATCGGCTGCTGTGCAGCCAGTTGATTGAGCTGCTGATGGTTTAGATGCTCGCCGCGATTGAATCGTTCCTTAAACATTTCACGATGTCCACAGGCCTGCAAAACTGACGACCGGATAAATGTTTACGGGCTGCTCTGTCGTCCTGCTGTAAATCTGCTCGTACTGCCCCGTCGCTGCGCGCCAAATCCAGTTCCATCCTTTGGCCTCCCCGCCCTGCCGATTAGGCCGATAGGTGAAACGATAGGTCAGGTCATACGCGGCCTGACCTTGAATGAAATCCCAGACCCGCTGAATAATCGGCGGATGGTAAAGCAATGTCTGCGGCTCAAAATCCAAGTTAATTAAAATCGGATTGACATTTGACGGATTGACTATTGCACTATTAACACATCCAATCAGATTCAGTGCGTCGGTCGGTATCGCTGACAGATTTTTCCACATCATCACGTAGTCAAGCGTTACGATTAGTTTTCCCGGCGCCTCTTCTGATTTCAGTTTGTCCCCTTCCGCGCTGCCCCATCGAAAATCTGACGCGTCCAGCGTGATAAACTCTGCCGACGGTTCAAACGATTCCGACACCATTGTATGCGCAGCGGAAGAATATCGCGCCTCGACAATCGCAAACTCATAAGAGCAATACCCATCATCACTGCTTTCATTTTTTGTTTTGCCCGGCATCGGCCTTATCAGGCAATGATAGCAGTAAGCGCCCGTTTCAAACTCGTCCGGCTGTCCCCAGATTTTCGCGATAAAGTTAAATCTATCGTCCCAGGCGACCTTAAAAGTGCGCTCCAGTTCTACTTTATCCAAATCCGCCGAGATTGTTGGAGAGCCGTCTAATTCTTCAAACTCAATCGTCGTATCGCCCATTATTGCAAAACTCCAACATTTTTGATGTTGCCGTTAATACGCTCAAGCACAGTATAGATTCGTTCCAGCACTGCAACAGATTTTTCCTGCCGTGTCGAAGTCATAATCCCAAGCACTTCATTTTCTGGCATTCCCAATCTCGTCGCTGCACTATAGCCGCCCATCGCGGACGCCTGAATCTGCTTATACATCTGCTCCAGCCCGACCTGCTGCGCCTCATTTCTTTCTTTGATTGCATCCGTCTGATTGCGTATCGCCTCTTCCTGCCGCTCAATCGCCTGCAATAACTGCACCTCTTCATAGGCCTGCTGCCGCGTAAGACCGGAGCGCATTTTTTCGGCAATCATCAGTTCCATCTGCAACTGCTTGTTGCCGGTCAGGATTGCATTATTCATCTGCAATCTGTAGTTCAGTTCTTCAATGGTTTCGGAGTGTTCCTTTGCAATCTTTGTTTGCTCTTTCTCTCGTTCGATTGATTCTTTCAATTTCGCAAGGTCTTCTGCCTCCCACTCCGACATTCCAAGTTTGGTCAGACTTTTCTTTGTGATTTCTTTTGTCGATAGGCCAAGCAGTTCTTTCTCCTCCTTAATGCTCTGCTTCAACTGCTCCAGTTGCCTTTGTCGGATTTCGCTTTCTTTATTCGCTTCTTCTTCAATCTTTTTCCGTCGTTCCTCTGCCGCCTTTTCCCACGCGGCGTCATAGATTTCTCTGATTAGTTTGCGTTTCTCCTCCATCTTTTTTTCGATGTCAGCGACTTTTTCCGCATACTCCTCTCTTGACAGCCGCATTTTTTCAAGCAGCGCCTTGCTTTCAACCTCTTCTTTTGACAGCGCCTCCATCCTCTTCCAAAAAGTATAATTTGCTTCTTCAATCTGCGTCTCGTACTCGTCTTTTGTCAGCCGCGTTAATTCAAGCCGCAGTTCTTTCATTGAGTCATAATATTCGTTGGTCGCCTTAAAGTGCTCTATTGTTGCCTGCTTTGCATCCTCTACGCTTTTGGAGTATCTATTCCACGCGGCGGACGCAGCGGCAATCGTCGCAGAGACGCCGGCAATCGCCCAGCCGACAGGGCCGATAGAAGTCAAGAATGCTTTGAGCGATAGTCCAACGCTGGCAATCGCCGATGAAAAAGACTGCATCGAAAATGCAGAAGCAAACGACATCCGCTGCAAAGACCGGATGATGGTAATCGTCCGCAGCACTTGTCCGCCGAAAATCCCAGAGGTGCGATTGCACAGCATATAGGCAGCCGACAACTCACGCAGAGAGACGGCGGCGGCGTCCGATGTCCGAGGCAAACTGACGGGGACTATCTGTGTCGTTGTCTGTGCGGCCTGCTCTGCGGCGGCCTGCAAGTCCGCAAACGACCCTTCCACTTGTCCAAGGCCGCGCAGTGCATCTGCATTATCAAGCAGCATTCTGATAAAAATGTCAGTCGCCATTCTTCTTTAGTTCTCGCAAAATCGCCTCTGCTTCTTTTAAGGTTTTCGCCGTCTGATAGCGGCCAGAAATATTGCGACCGGCCAAAAAAACACTCTGCTGATACGGCGTGAGGTTGGCAATTTGGTCGGGTGTCCATCCGTATTTTTCTGCAAGGGCGATATAGATTTCTTCTCGTCGGTCGGGTTGGGGATTTGCTTTTCCAGAACTTCCTTTTTTGTTTTCTTTTTTTTTAACTTTTCTTTTTCTCGCGATAAATCCGGTGAAGATAAGAAGACGATTTTCTCAAAGGCGCAAGCCACAAATTCAGGGTCTGTGCACATTGACCGCACGTCGTCATACGTGATTGTCGGGTCGCCCCGCCGGATGCTTAAGTGCAGCAGTTTTGCAGCGCCGTCAATGCTGCTCATTAGTATCCTGCACTCCTCCGAGCCAAAAGTTATCAGGGATGCTTTGGTCAGTGCGTCCGACAGAAGGATTGTCTGTTGCGCCTCCGGCAGGTCTTTGATGTTGCGTTTGACCGTCTGGATAAATCTATCCTGTGCCCAGATTTCAAACGCTGCATAATCTCCATCGCGCAACGGATAAATCATAATGTTTTTGCCATTGTAGTTTAACTCAATCGGTGCGCCTGTAATGTGAGTAGTCATTTGTCATTGTCCTTGTCTTATGTTTCGGCCGGCCACCATATATCTTCAGATGGTTTTGTAATTTTCCCTGTAATCCACGACGTATCGCGCTGATAGAATCCAGTGAATTGAGCGTTGGCCGTAAATCCAACTACTGCTGCATTTTCGCGGTCAATGGTCAGGTCGGTGATGCTCTCGAAAAGTACGGCGTCAAACTCCCAAAAGGTTGTCGCGTCCACATAGACACGCACAATCTTAAGCGTGTTGGGCATAATCGACAGCAGATTAGCCAGGTCATTGCTGCTGGCATACATCGTCAGAGACAGCGACGCAGACAGATTGCCTGGCAATCGTCTGATTGTGCCGTTAGTGTTAGACGATGCATAACTCTGATTGTTGGCTGTAAATCGCAGCGTAGCCGTGCGCACATCAGGCAATGCGGCAAAGGATGGAGTGCCGGCAGGTGCAGCAATCTCCACCTTCCGCCCGACTGCTGAATAAGCGGCTGGGTCTTTTGTGTCGCTAATCGCTGCTGCCACACCTTTGGACAGCGCGCCGTCGCCGCTGAATGCGGCGGAATAACTGATAATCCCGCCGCCCTCAATGTCAATGCTCATCTCGACAGAATCGATAATGGCTTGACCGGACACACCTTTGACGCCATCCATCGAGCCGAGAAATGTAATTATCTCTCCAGGCATTTTTGGCGGCGTATGGCCGTATGCGTTATATGAGCCGCTCCAGTCTACATTGCCCTTGCATACGCCCGTCATCCCTTTGGTGTTGGACGTGATAAATGATTGCAATGAGGATGTTTCCGAGACGCGCCAATCGCGGACAGTATCAATGTCGCTTATGGCGCCCAAAATACCACTAAATATTCCCATAGTTTTTTCCTTTTTAAATTTCCGAAGTTTTCAATGATAGATTAAAATTCAGATTGATAACAGAGACCCATCCGCTGATGGACTGTCCTAAATCTGCCGGTGCAGCGTATGAGTCCGTGCACGATTCCGCTGAAACGTTTAAGACAAAAGTTTTTCCTCGCCACTTAAGGCCTAACAGATTGTTAATCCCTCTAACCAGGATGATGTAAATAAGCCATTCGAGCGGGTATAGCATAGCATCGAGTCGCTTGTCGTTGGTTATGATTTGTATCTGAAACTTTTTTGAAAAGGTCGTGCTGCTGGATGTGCGCAGCAGGTGTGGCGCGGTGGACAGCGACACAATCCGCACTTCTGGATAATCTGCTGTGAGCGTGTTTTCTTTTAGCGGATTGATGTTCTCGCCTAAAAACTTTATTCGATTGCCCGGCGCGACACGATTGCAAAACTCCTCATTGCTTTCCAGCAAGTCCCACAGTGCGTAATAAATCGTCGAGAATGGGTCTCTGGCGTCCATATACAGTTTGTACTCTTCCACCGTTGCCGTCGTCGTGTCCAATTGATAGACACCAAGCACACCATCCCAGTAGTTGGATATTTTTCTATAAAGGACATACTCGTCATCATCGACAATTCGGATAATGCAATATCCATTATCTATCGCCGAAAACTTAATGATATGAGAATTGTCCCCATCTTTTCTGTACAGAGGAGATTCCGTATTTATCAGCGTATAAGTTCCTTTGGCTTCTTCTCTGATGTTTCCGCTGACAAAAACTTTCGCCGGCAGAAATCCCATCTCGCCGACAACGGCTTCACCTTCCGCTCCGCTGTCTGTATCCGGCGTGTATATTCCGATGGGTGTGATTGCATTGCCTGTCCAAATCATAGAGCCGTGAGAGATTTTCCATACGCCGTCAAAATAGATTTTTGACAGCCCGTCTTTCCTGCACACATAGAGCGGCTGGCCGTTCCAGATTGCAAACTGCGGGTATAATCCTTCAATGGATTCGACCGCTTCGCATTTTACGTAGAGCAATTTCATTTCATTCCCTTCAGCAGTTTTTGCATTGTTTGCTCTGCATATCTCACCATTTGTAATTTGGTTGTGTCGTTCGGCTCGACAAGGATTTCGCGCTTTGGCAGATGCTTCCCGCCGGTCTGGTGATACGATGCAATTTGTGCAATCGTTGCCGTTCCGCCGCGCGGGTGCGGAACATCGGCAAACCCAACTCCGACACCGTTTTTGTAGATGTCTTGTCTTTGTCCAAGTTTTCCTAATGTTGGAGAGAGCGCATTAAACAGTGTGCCAGTATCACGCAGGATACTTACCTGACCGCCGCCGGTTGCAAGTGCTTTCAGGTATGCTTTCTTTCCGCGTTTGTATCGTCCGCCTTTGCCGTGTCGTCTGCGATAGATGGTCGATGGTTTCAGCGGCGCCCAGTCCCCGCCGCCTTTGGAATAAATGTCGAAGCGCTCTTTCATTTCAGAACGATAATACAACCCCCATTTTTTCCAGCAGTCTTCCCACTCGTCTTGACCGTACTCAAAAGCAAGCAAGGATTTCAGCCGCGGCAGATTTTGCTTGAAAAACTTGATTTGTACTTTAATCACTTGACACCTTTTGGGTAGCAGTCTGCTTTTGTTTTTGCTTTGAGCGCACGCTGGCCGGCAAGAATAGAACGAAGGGTATCATAGACACGACGTCTCTGCCATTGCAGTTTATGCACGACCTGACCTGTTTCCGGGCTGAAATCCACAACACCGCGCGACTCATACAGCCATACGCCGGCCAACGTTGCGGCTAAATTGCGTATGTCTGCCGGAACAGTATCATCAGCGGACGACACAGGCGTCTGATAGATACTGTTAAGCAGGAAACTGTCAATCTCATCGCTTGCCCACGCAATGGCGCGGTCAATCCGTGCGTCAATCTTTGCGGAGTTTTTATCATTGTCAATATCCGCCCACGCACTTACATTGACCGCTCCATATATATCAATGACATCGCTTTTATCGCAGTACATCCTTCCATTGCCTTATTAGACCCACTTACTGATTGTGTTAGATACGCCCGGAACAAACGGTTGATTTGGCCAGATAAAAAACATCTGCGCATCCGTTGCAACCATTCGAAATGGCGCTTCCGGCGCGACCGTGTAATCCGTCGGTGAGTCGAAGTAAATCAGAAAATCATACTCGCCGTTTGGAAACTCATCCGGCCTGAAAAAAACAAAACCGCCCGTTATCTGGTTGCGTGTCAGCGTAATGATGGAGTTGGCAAAATCGCTCGCCGTGTCGCTGAATGTCTTTGTCGTCGGCAGCCACATCTTCAGGGTCGCCTTATCGACGATGCGGATGTAGAGGTTATCGCCCTCGTAATATGTAGTTAGATGCTGGCTCATATTGTCTCCTTACACATATCGCTTGTAGGACAGGAGCGCGCCATTGATTGTAACAAGCTTATTACCCTCGTCTCCGCCTGTATCATTCAGCGTGCAGGTGATTACAATAGACAGCAGACCGCCCGGCTGCAAGGCAGTGCTTGTGATGTTATAGGTTAGTGTGCTTATCCCATCTGGGATGGTTTGCTCATCATTATTGATAACCGTTATATTGTCCTCGTCAAAAGGATGATAGATTGCCAAGACCTTTAATTTTTTTGACACCGCAGGAGTCCCCTGCATTGCGCAGCGGAATTGCAGCGACATCGCCTCACCAGCCACATAATCCGTTGGGATAGTTAATTCAACAGCGGCCGTCTCTGCGATGCTTGTTGTTTTTGCGTTGGAACTTATCAAAAAACTAACATTATTTGCTGTACTTATTCCCAACGAGTTGCTTCCGGCGGCGCCGAGCGCAGAACGAGTTCCATCGGCTTTGCGAAACTGCACCAATGGAATCATTGACAGGCCGCCAACTTGTGCCAGTTTTGCAGCCGTTACGGAGCCATCTGGCAGTTTTGCAGCCGTTACGGAGCCATCTGCCAGTTTTGCAGCCGTTACGGAGCCATCTGGCAGTTTTGCAGCCGTTACGGAGCCATCTGCCAGTTTTGCAGCCGTTACGGAGCCATCTGCCAGTTTTGCAGCCGTTACGGAGCCATCGACAATGGACGCTGTTTGCAATACGGGATATTGCAGCGCAAACAATCGTTTGAACGTATGTATATTCATATAGTTTCCCTTTCAGATTTTTCTTAAATGGTTGCCTTCACCAAACACCGTGGGCGCAGGCAAAGCGAAAGCGGGTTGCTTTGCGTGTGCAGTCGGATACCCTTGTCCAGCGGCATTCTCTCCTGCTTTGCGTACAATGGCAGGCCGATTGTATTGACGGCCTCAATCATATCCGCCGGCGCAAAGTAGGTTATGAACAAATCCTGCACGCCGACAGGAAATATTCTCGCTTCGTTGGCGTCAATGAAACTTACGCTGCCGATTTTGCCGTAATATTCCTCAAACGTGATTCCGCCAAATTCAAAACCTTTGCGCGTATCAGACCGCAGCATCAAGGAATCCTGATACCTGTGATAGGCGTCCTGCACATAGACGTGTCCAGTCAGAGCGTCAAAAAAGTTCTTGCCGCAGAAGGCGTGCAATCTTGTATAGATGGAGGCGCCTAATGCGTCCTCAATCAATCGCGCGGCCTCGACACATTTGGATAATACGTTGGTCGTCGTTACATCCAGCGCAAAATCAACCGTCTGCTCTACAACGTCAAACTCGTTAAAGAGATTGTAAATAACCGTGCTTCCATCGGCATCAAGGATTTGTCCCTGCAAGGCGCCGATACGCTGATACTCCAGTGTTATCTCGTGATTCTGCCGCATAGCAGCAAGACGATTATTGACAACCTCGGCGATGGCTTCTTCCTGATTTTCCGACCCAAACTTGCGCACGTTTAGAACATCGTCCGCAAGGACTGAATCTTCCTGTTCAATGTGCGGAATCACAAACGCCCGCGCACGCCGTGTGCCGACTTTTGCAACTGTGCCCGCTTGTCCGCGTTTGCTGGTCGGCAGAAGAGCAAGTATGCCGTCCTGCTCCTCAATCACCACCTTGTCGGTCGTAACGCCCTGTTCGGCAAACAGTCTCATTTCCGCGATGCGCGACGGCTTATACGGCAGTTTGTTTATAGCCGCTGTCAGTGATGCGCATCTAAACATATCCTTGTTGAAAACATCCAGTATCATTTTAGACATTTTTTATCTCCTGATAATTTTTTTGTTTTGTTTTGTGTTTTACAAACCTACTGATTGTTTCGTCGGTTCAGCCCGGCAGATAATGCCCAGCGCCTCAAGAGCCGCGACAACAGCCACCACCTTAACAGACAAATTGTCCTTGTCCACGATTGCCGGCCCGCGGACTAAAGCCAGCGCCTTAACACCGCCAACAGCAGCCAGACTTTCTTTGGATACTTTTTCGAGCAGGATTGCCGCAGCCGATGATTCGCTCCCTGACACGACAGGTTCCCATCCGCTTGCATACTTCAGCACCGTCCCAATCTCTAAATCAGCCGTGGCGTTTTGGTTTTGTTTCAGCGTGATTGATTCCCTATTGTAGTTCAGAGGCAGTTCAAACTTCACTACCTCTCCGACTGTCAAACCTTTTACAAGTGCACTCATAATATTCTCCTGTTGTTTTTTTGTTATCGTTTGCTTGCTTCCGCTGCGCGGCGTTCCGCGTCCGCAATCAGCGGATTATAGTTTGTTCTTGTTGGCCCGCCGGACAGTTCCAGCGTCTGTGCGCTGGTGTGTTCCTTGAGAATCACGGGGTCATTCTCTGCAAGGATTTTCACCAGCTCGTCAAAACCATCGTCGCCTTTGGACATCGACAGCTGCAGCGCTCCAGTCTCGACGTACCGTTTAGCAAGTTTTTCTTTGACCGCAGGCGTGATTCGACCGGCAGCAACCAGCGTGTTCAGCTTCATCTCGCGATTTTCAGACGCTAGCCGTACCAGCACAGGGTCTGGCATAACCGGCTCCGGCGCTGACATACTGATTGCATTCTTCTTCTGTTCTTCTTTTGCCGCCGCTTCTACCGGCGTCTCTTTTGTTTCCTGCACCTTTTTGAGCAGCTCGGCCAACGCAGCCAGAATCTGCTCTTCGCTTGCGTCCTCTGCAAGTCCCAGTAGTTTTGCAATTTCTTTCATAGATTTATTCTCCTGATTGAGTTCTATCGGTTCCAAACTTGCAACAAGTTTGAAATTTTCTAAACCCGGAATTGCCGGATTAGTACACAATGCAACGTGCGTGATAGGCCGGATGTAGTAATTGCCCTTGCTGTCCATTGCCTCCTCCGGTGAGAAGATGGACACGTCGGAAGTTTTGGCCAACTTCTCTGCGTCCTCACCCACCAACTCTAATATGCCGACGAGTGAATCGCCGTCGGCGAACATATCCACTACCCATCCCTGATTTTTCGATGGGTCGTCCGCTCCTTTGTGCGTCAGCGGCACGGGCACTTTTAATCCATTATCGCGCCACTGCTGAAACGTACATTCCCAGTGCTTAAGTGTATCGCGCGTAATCTCAAAGGGCTTGCCGTTAAACTTATTGATGTATGTTCCCGTTTTGATTAGTTCCTTGCGAAACTTTCTAACGGGCACATTGTCCTGCAAGGACATCGCAGAGATTGCTATCGACTCATTCGGACATCGTGCATAATACATCGACGCGGAAATTTCCTCTTTGCCGCTGGCCTTCTCAAACTGAAACTTTTTATAGTCGTGTTCTTTCAGCCACCGCTTCGCCTCTTCCGGCGTAAACTTGCCTGCGTCAAAGCGTATGGCCTGCACCTCTACTGTTCCGTCGGGGAGTACGCCCCAGAGGACGTGGATGCCTTTTTCAAACTTGTCGTTCTCACGTCTGATGCGCACGTACTTGTCAGGATTGTTAATCCGAGCGGCATGTTCGTTTGGATACGGCATAAGTTTTTTGCCTTTCTATTTTTCTATTTTGTTCAGTTTCCATCTAACAAGTCAAGAAAAAAATTTTTTTACATCGCCAAAACCATCCCTGGATTGTACGCAAATCCTCTATCGGGGACGGGCTCGACCGTGATTGGTTCTCCATATTCGTCCGTCGTTTCAAAGCGCTTCGGCGGCTCCAGTACGTCCCGCTCCTCAAACAATTCAATCACCGTACACCGGCACGCCCAGCCGTTCGGCGGAAAACTTGTCCTCCAAAACGGATGGTCTTTCGGCAGTGTCGTTCCCTCCATCGCCAGATGTTCCGGGCGCACTCTGTCGTCGCCGACCGTCGTATATTTGTAGCCCCAGAGAAAATCGCCTAACTCATGCCCTTGCAGCCATTTAGCCGCGTGATAGGCCGTCTGCGTCTGCGTCCTGTAGATTGCCTCCAGCTGAAAATTGCTGGTCGGTGTAATCCCTAATCGGTCAAAAGTCTTTCGCAACTCTTTAACACCATCGCGGACGTGCAGACCCTCACTGGTGATTTTTTCCATTTTGCGCAGCAGGCGTGTCTCAATAGCATAACCCGCGTTGGATAAGACCCTGAACGCCTCTGCGTCATACATCTGGCGCAACTGCTCGACTTTTTCCTGCGGAAGGTTTGTCATTTTTCGCAGTACTTTTATTGCTTTTTCCGCTTCCGTCGAAAAAGACAGCGGCTGCGATTCTTTTCTCCAACTCTTCAGGCCGAGCAGGTGTGCGGCTACCATTGCATCGCGCAATTCGTCCTTCCCTTTGAGCAGTTCTTTCAGGATTATCTCTCGCGGATTGAGTGCCGTATTTTTTTTGTACGCGGCCAGAAAGTGCCGCTGCAATCTGAAGCCGATGCGTTCAGCGGCCAGCAGACTTTTCCGTATGCATCGCTCTAACTCCATCTGCCGCTGGATAGCCAGCCGGCGCTCCAGTGGTGAGATTTTTCTTTTCATTCTTCTTTACTTTCCGGCTGTGCTGGATTTGGTACGTCCTTGAGCAATTGCAATTTATCATTCTGCATTCCGGGCACAGATACCTTGCTTGTGTCGTCTTTGTCCAGAGCCGCTGCAACCTCTTTGGATTTTGGTATGCCGATTAAGTCCTTAAGAGAGTCTGTGTCGATTTGGTCAAACTCCTCTGCAAATCCCTGCGGATTGGTCAGGATGGATGCATAGACAGTTTTCAGCATTTGTAATTTTTCATTGACAAGCGGCGCCGATTCCAGCCAGACTTTTCCGCGCATCTGCTCGCCGTAATTGAGCACCAAAAATCTATCTACAACCTCATTGAGCGACTGCACAATCTGCCTGTCGCGTATCTGCGTAATCATTATGGCTATATCGCCGTGCACGCTGGCCTCTGCTTTCGTTCCAAACTCTCCTTCTAAAATCGCCCGCTCCGGCGTAAGCAGAGCGCGCACTTTTAACGTGTCCAGATATTTTTCGCGGTCGACAAACTGCGGCTGTCGTCCGCCGGAATCTTCCAGGATTTCAATTTTCCAGCCGGTTTCATCGGCGCCTAACTCTCCCATCCACGGCGCCACCATCCGCGGCACGCTGGCAGAGCCGCTGCCCTCTAATGCTTTTAGCAGTTCCGCTGCAATCACACCGTTATCGACGTCCTTATCATTGACCTTTGATGTGCCCGGCGGGTAGTGGATAATAAAATGAGAGCCGGCAATTTTTTTATCATACACAGACGCGGTATAATCCGCGGCAATCCATTTGTTTTGTATTTCCCTTGCGTTTTCCAGCAGCGGGCTTCCGTACCATTGCGTTCCTTCGACGCCTAATGCAATGTGCAGGCAATTTTCTTTAGGCAGGATTATCGGTGCTGCATTAAGCGCCGTCTGCTGCTTATAGCCGGCAAAGGCGCCGGTCTGCAAGTCAATCAGCACGATGGTAAAATCCTGCAAAAGCGGCTTAAACTTATCAATCTCAATTCTGCCGTCCACCGCACGCCAGACAACCTCAAAGGGCTGCCAGCCGAAATCAATGCAGCCGGCCATTGCTGACTCAATAATTTTTTGACGATGCCTGACAAAATTGTCCTGCACCGCCTTGACAATTGCATTGTCCACATCGTCGGCGCATTGCACCGTCCATTGACCTGACAGGATTGCAGAGATTGCAACACTGCGTGCCAGTGCAATCGTCGGGTCTTTGCGCATCCGTCGATACTCATTGTAAGACGACACCTCCATTGTTGTCGGCGATAACTCTGCGATGTTGGCGCCATAGGACAGCAATGCATAACTGACAATCTGCGGCGGTGTTTTTTCATTTTGCAAAGGCGTTTTTTTGTTTGCTTTTATCTTTGCCATTTTGTTTGTTCCTCTATAGATAACTGATAATAGGTCGTTTTGGTTCCGCGGTCGGAATCGTCAGGCCGGCGGAAACTGCAATCGTCGGCCTGCTCTGGTCAAGCACAGAGTATATGTTCAAAGGCCATAACTTGTAAATAATATAACCGAGTGCGTCCGTGATATGTCCGATGTCGCCGATGTCGTTGGGCTCGCGCGTGCCCTCCTTATAACTGCGTGTCTCCAAATCAGAGATGAGATGCTCACATTTGGGGTCAATGAAAACGTATCGTTGGCCGGATGCATTGCACAATCTTGCATTGGTCGATGCAAATCGGTTTTGGATGCGCGGATTAGATTTGTCGATGTGCAGTGTTCGCCCTAATCGTTTTAACGGTTCGGATTGCAAAATCAAAATGTAGTCCGTGCTCTCTGCACTGGTTTTTCGAGCGCGGCTTGCGGCGTCGCCGTAAAACTCAAAGCCCCCCTTGTGTGCTGCATACCGCTGCACAAGCACCTCAATCGTCTGCATCGTCGTTGTGTTGCGCAGAAAAATCTCGTCGAACACCTCAAGAAAATCTCCATTGCGATGTGCAAGTACCCAGCACATCGGGTTAACGTTAAAATCCGTGCCAACCAGAATCGGCTTCTGCGGGTCATAAATCACAGGCCGCACATTGTACTCATAGTTAAAAGATGAAAACACAAGTCCCTCTGACGCAAGAAATTCGCCGTCGTACCGCATACGGAAAATGTTCGGCGGAAAAGTTCTTTTGGCCCGCTCGTACTCTTCCAGCGGATAAAATGGATTATCAATGCTTCGCCACTTAATCACGCAGTAGTCAGGGTCGCCGGATTTGGCTCTATCGACAATTTCTTTTTTGAGCCAGTTTAATCGGTAGGGCGTCGATGTTATAAGCACAGGCGCGCGATGCAATCCCGCGCGCCCCTGAATGGCAATCCACGCTTTTTCGGAAAATTGTCCGCCTTCATCTAACCACGCGAAATGATATTGTCCGCCCTCCAGCCCCTCCGGATTATCCGCCGACAGCGTCCATATCGTGCCAAGTCCATAAGGCAGCGTATATTGTTTTTTCGCCTCTGAATAAAACCCCTCAAGGTCAGTCTGCCGAAAGGCCTCGACAAGCGTTGGCATTGTTGCTCTGTTAAGAATTGCATACGTCGGCGCAACGACAAGACCTAATATCTCTTTGACGCCGCTTGCAAGCAATTGTCTTATCTGCTTGATTATCCATAGTGGGCCCATACAGGTTTTTCCGCCGCCAGTACCGGCAATGGCAGCGGTAAATCGAGCGCTGCTCTGCATAACCCGCGATTGTCCTGGGTGCAGAGGAAAAGTTTTTACTCCATCAACTATGGTTCCCCAGCCGGTCTGCATTGGGCTCCATCTCGATTAGGATTCTGATTGGATAAGTCTTTCCAGTTTCGTCCATCGTCTCCTGCTTTCCAACCGGCCCGACGGCGCGGTCAAGCAGTTCTTTGATTGCCCACGGTTCTCCGTCTTTCGCCTTTTGTATCAATAATTTAACGACCTCGCGAAAATCTTTTGCGGTGATGCATTGGAAAAAAAGTGCCTTCAAGGCAACGGAAGAATGTTTGTTTTTTGCTAAAGTGCCAGGCGAAGTTTTTAATTCATCTAACCTCACCGGCAAATTTTTTTCTCTATTGTTTTCTTCAGTACTCAATCCAATCTCTTTCATTTCGATATTCCACCGGTCGTACCGTTCCCTTTTTCTCCTGCCATAGTATCCTTGCACACACGCGCAGCATTTGTTCGCCGCCCTTGCGATACTCCGCAAGGCGGAAATAGAACGGATTGCCGCTGTAAGTTTTTTTCGCCCTGGAAATCAATTTGGTAATTGAGCTCCGGCTGCATTGTACTTGATTTTGCAGAAAATCTATCAACTCCTCTCGCCCTATCTCGTCGTCCTCATCCATCGTTTCGAAAATCCGGCAAAACAAATAACTCACAGAGTGCGTGCTGGCGCGATGGCATTGCAGCCGCGCGGAAAACTCTTTTTCTTCTTCCGTCATTGTTGGCGGATATGGCAGCCGCAGCATTTTTTTAAGTTCCTTAACCGCCTGCTGATTAGTCATCTTCTCCAGATTTTTGACGCCATATTGTGATAATATTTTGAGCACCAAAAATCGTCTCTCAATCGGCGGGAGTTTGCGGCCAACATTTTTTTTCTCACGTTGTGGACTTTGTGTATCCATATATTCTCCCTATTATCATACACAACCCTTGATTTTGTGTCAATAATTAAGTTCTCGACCGCGGCTCTCCACAACAAACGAAACATAAACCAAGAACATAAAAAAAGCCCTGCTGGCTGGCAGGGCGTAAATTGAGAAAAAACTCCTATGACACCAGATGAATCATACCCAAGTCAGTCGGACAAGTCAACAAAATTTTTAGAAAAATCAAAAAAAAATTGAAAAAAGTACTTGACAAATTGTACGGGATGTCGTAAATTATATATAGAGTAAGGGACGAACAAGAAACAAAAACTTAAGATAGAAAGGAGAATGGAAATGGCAAAAGAAGATGCAAAAACCGCATACGAAACGGCCAAAAGCGACATCGCCAACCTGCTCGGATTCTTTGAATGCGAACTGAGCAAGACGCCCAAAGAAATCAATTTGGGCCACGTAGGAGATTTAAAGCACATCCGCCAGAACCTGATGGAAATCTTGAGTTTCCTGAGCGGATTCGAAGTAAGCGAAATCGAAGATACCCTCGAAGAGTCCCGTGAAATCCGGGGTGGGCTGTAGCCCGCCCCAAACCTGCCCGCCGACGGTCGGCGGGGTAGAAATCATACAAAATTTCCAGTGGAAAATGCTGGAAGAAAGGAGAGCCAAAATGCTGAATTGGAACAGAATCAGAGGTCTTTTACATTTTCCGCTGCCGGAAGAGTTGCGGCAGCGGATATCAGCCGACACAACCGTGTCAATTGTGTCGGCTGAGAGCATTTTTGGAGTGACCCCCATCCACTCTTCATACGAGTGGAATGGGGGTTTGTCAGGACGCAGCAACGGCTGCGTATATGCAGCCGTGCTGTGTCACGGGCGTTGGATCACTCTTGAAGTTGCACAAGAGTGGTCCAATGCTCGGGGGGAACGGTTTGAGTCCACCGTTCTCCCCATCGGTGAGCAGGTCGAAAAACTGGGCATTACACGCCCAGCGATCCTCGTCCTGCTCAATGAAGATTCAGAAGATGAGGGTGGTCGATCCACCCTCACAATCGGTATCGGAGGACGCTCCATCCGCCGGTACCTGGCTTGGCGGGTGAACACCGCCGCCGCAGAGCTGACTAATGCTCTGCGAGAGGCGGTGCCGGATCCGGATCCAGCCCCCAAGCGTGGTCCCCGTGCCCGGCTTCTGTAAGGATTAAAAATCCAGCCGCCAGCCGCCGGCGGTGGTATAAATAGGCGGCCGGCAAAATGCCGGAAAAAATTGCCGGCGCTGGACGAAAATGGCTTCTGTTAGCCAACAAATCGTTCAGCGCCGGTTTTTTTATTGCCCAGCCCGCCGAACGGCGGGGGAAAGGAGAAAAAACAATGAGAATGGATATGACGATGGTTTATCGCTTCGGGGATGGAACTCTCCTGTGCGAAGAGTGCTTCCGTCGCGAATACCCAAACAAGGAACTACCTATCTACGGATGGGAACTCGGCAGATGCAGCACCTGCCGAGAAGTCGAGGAGACGGACAACACACAAGGTGATAATTAATCATCGCCCGCAAGGGCGGAAAGGAGAACAAACGAAGAAATCCGGGGTGGGCTGTAGCCCGCCCCAAACCTGCCCGCCGACGGTCGGCGGGGTAGAAATCATACAAAATTTCCAGTGGAAAATGCTGGAAGA